CCCGACCACGGCGTGGACTCAACGGCGCGTGGTTCCCCGGTTGGAGGCTCACTTGACCGACGCCATCGGCCGCGCCGTGGCGGCATGGAAGCGCGGGATGACGTGGCTGGCCGCCGCCTGGCGCTGCGAGATGGGCGAACGCAGATGGTGGGAGGAGGAGCCGCCGAGAGCGCGCGCCAGTGCCCACGCCCGCCTCGCCGCCGACTGCATGCGAGCCGACATCCTCGTCGAGTACGTCCCTGGTCGGCGTGTGGTGACCGACGGGAAGATCGGCAGCCTGACGGCCGAGTCCATCGTCTGTCACGGCGTCGACCCGTTCGATGTCCACGAGTTCCATTGCCGCCCGGTGAACGTCGACTGGCGGGGCAAGGACGCGATCGGGTGGGGGTACGACCTGTGAAACAACGCGTGGCGGAAGCCGCGGATCAGGCTCTGGCGGCGCTGTATAGGATGACGGACCCGTCGGCGTGGCGTGAGATGGCGACCAAGCAGAAGGAGCGCCAGGCCATGGTCGAGTTCGCGATGACGATCGCGGGGGTCAACGCCGCGCTGGTGCAGCAATTGCCCGACGATCCGGAGGCCGAAGAATGACCGACGAGGAATGCCTGCGCTACTGGCCGATCCGCGGCGCTCCGATCGTCGTGAACCGAGTCCTCAAGCGGATCCTGGTCGAGATCTACGTCGTTCAAGGCTGGTTTCGGTACCTCATGTGCCGAGCCTTCGGGCATCGGACGCGCGTCTGCACCTACGGGGAGATCATGGGCGGATTCTTCGGGACGGAGACCGGCTTGGAGTGTTCGCGCTGCGGATGGAACCGCGAGTTCGCCGCGTTTCTGATCGCGAATGCCGCGCCAAAGGCTTTGCCATGACCGACGCGCAGCGCGCCGCCCAGCAGGAAAAGGAGGCCCTCGCCGCCATCGAGAGCGGGTCTATCCGCCGCAACTCCGCGCCCGACCCGGAGACCGTCGTCGCACCGCCGCCGCCGTCCGAAGTGATCGGATTCCAAGAGAGCCAGGCCGCCGCGAAGTTCCGCGCCGAGCTGCTTGCGACGAAGATGTCGGCGCAGGAGGCCGAGGACTTGGTTGCCGAGATGGAGGGGCGGGCGCCGCGGGTGATGCCGGCGGCGAAGACCGTCGAGCCGCCTGAGGTTGGCCTTGCCGACAAATGGGAGCGCGCTGTCGTGGCCATCGCGTCGGCACCGACACCAGTCGACCCCGTCGAAATGTCCGACGAGGAGTGGGCCGCCGCCCGCCGCCGCGTGACCGACGCGCGCGCCCGGGTATCGTCCGCGCAGGACGCCGTCACCGCCGCAACGGCCGAACTCGACGCTGCCATCGGCGAACTGGAGGCAGCGAAGCGGGACGTCGCCGCCGGCGCCGCTTTCCTGACGTCGCTCTGAAGCTCAACGTCACCAAGGCGGCCGCGCGCGCCGAGATGCGCCGCCGCCAGATCGAGCGGAACCGAGCGCGCGCCGCGCTGTTCACGCTGATCGCGGTCGCCGACGGGCACGTCAAGCAGCTCAACCTGCTGAACGACAAGGCCCGTCGAGTGCTGGTCATGTGCAGCCGTCGCGCGGGGAAGACCTACGCGATGGCGGCGATCCTCCTGGCCACTGCTTTGGCAAATCCGGGTAGCAATTCGATCTATCTGGCCCTGACCCGAGGTCAGGCGAAGCGGACCATCTGGAACGACACATGGGTTCCGCTCTGTGACGCATGGGGAATCGATCCGAATTGCCACAACAAGACCGAACTGGTGACCACGTTCGCCAACGGTTCTCACGTCTACTTCGGCGGCACCGACGACCTTCGCCACATCATCACGGAGCTCGGCCAGAAGCTCACGCTGGCCATCGTCGACGAGTGCCAGGACCAGAGCAGCACCGTCCTCAAGCAGTTGGTCGAGAAGATCCTCCCGCCCGCGCTCGCCGACATGAGCGGGCGTCTAATCCTCAGCGGGACCATCCCCGAGACGCCCAGCGGCTACTTCTGGAAGCAGTGGGAGCGTGCCAAGGCGGACGGCGGAAAGAGTTGGTCTCCCCATAACTGGTCGATGATGGACAACCCGCACATGAAGGACCCGGCGGGCGAGCTCGCGGCGCACCTTCAGGACACGGGCCTCCCGGAGAGCGATCCTGGCGTGCAGCGCGACTGGAAGGGGATCATCACATTCGACGCGACGGCGCTGGCCTTCCGCTACGACCTGCACCGAAACGGATTCCATCCGGGCACCACGGAGACCGACCCACTCGGCAAGTGGACGACCCGCATCGCGCCCAAGGAAATCATCGAGAAGTGCGAGTTCTTCTGCGTCGGCGCCGACCAGGGGAAGTTCGACCGGATGGTCATCCAGGTCTTCGGGTGGTCCTCGAAGCACCGCGAGCTCTACCAGGTCTACGAATGGACGAGCGTGCGCGACCACGGCGGGGCATTCTCGGCGTTCGGGCCGCCGCTCGATCAGGTGCGGAAGCTGTTCGGCCACTGCAACCACTACTTCGATCTGGGCGGGTCGAAGCTGGCGATCGACAACTTCACCACGGACCACGGCGTCTACGTGCTCGAGGCCGCGAAGAAGGTCGACCGGAAGGGACAGGTTGACCGGCTCAACACGCTCATGAAGGCGGCGCGCTTCTTCTGCATGATCGGGTCGGACCTGGAAGGGGACTTCTTGACGACGAAGTGGGACAAGGACAAGCGCGAAAAGGGACAGTGGGAGTGGTCGTCCGAGAACCACCCGGACGCGGCCGACGCTGGCCGGTACGCGTCGCAGGGCTACTTCGACGGCACCACGGAGGCGCCCCCGCCGCCCAAGGAAGAGCAGCGCGGCTTCGAGGACGACGACCTGCAGCCGGGCCAGGAGCCGCCCGCCTGGTACGAGAAGGACCTGGACGCCGTCGTTCCGGACGGGCCGAGCGAGCTATATTGATAACGTAATACGTTTGCGCGTTAGCAACGAAATTCGTAACGGCAATGCGGATTCCATTGACTTGGCCGAAGTGACATGGTCCCCTGATTGCAGCGTGAGCGCTGCCGAAGTACCGCAGGTCGAAGCGTCGCCCGAGGCCGTCGAGGTCGAGTTTCGAGAGGCGCGGCCGAGCGACGAGCCGCTGCTGAACAAGGCGTTCCTGATGGGCATGCGGGACAACCCGTACACGAACGGGCTCCCCAACGATGCCTTCTTCGCGCTGGCGCGGCGGATCTGGGGCGGAATACAGCGGGAGATGGAGACCGTGGTTGCCCACGTCCCCGGCCAGCCCGGCGAGGTCATGGGCTACGTGACGCACGCCAAGGATGATCGCGGGCGCCTCTGCGTGGCCTGGCTCTACGTGGCGGGCAGCTGGAAGCGGATGCGGGTGGGGACGCGGCTGCTCGATCGCGTCGGCATCAGGCCATACGTGAAGTTCTCCGTCTTGTTCGCCAACCCGCGCGCGCTGGCGTGGTTCCGCGCTGCCAACTATCACCCGGCCTTCACGCCGTTTGCGACGTGGAAGTGGCTGGGAGTGGAGAGCGCGTGATCGCCAACCTGACACCGCGGGAAGAGGCCATCTGGACTGCGGTCTACGCGGGCGAGGTGGTGAAGTCGCGGGCTGGTGGCGAGCGCTTCGACGTGTCGGCGTGCGTCCGCGCCGCCGATTGGGCCGTCGAGGACCTACGGCGCTTGACCGAGGAAGCCGCCGAGCGAGAGGCCGCGAAGACGCCGCCGGCCACGCCGCGGGCGAAGGGGCGCCGGTGAGCATCGAGGACACGCTGAAGCAGATCACGCCGACCGTGCGCGAACTCTCCGAGGTTCTTCGCTCCGTCGGCGTGTCGAGCTTCGAAGTGCACCTCCCAGGCGAAGGAACCACGCTTCGCCTGATGTTTCTCCCCGCGGCGCCGGCCGCCCAACCATCCACCCCAGAGCAGACCGGGAATACAGGCGCGCCAGCGGCCGATCCACCGAAGACTCCAGACGTCTTCGACGTGATCGCGAGCCAGCGCGCCCCGGGGGCTCCGGGGCCAGATGGTCTCCCCGTACCAGCAAGCGGCGCAGGCTAGAGCCCAGGCCCTCAGCAAGCCCCGCTGGTGGAATCAGGACCATCCTGACGAGGCCGCGCGCCTCATGCAGGACGTGGTCAAGTCCCTTGAGGTCTGGTCCTACAACCGGCGCTACCTGAACCTGGCGTATGCGCGCCTGTTCAGCGGGCGCGACCTGCCTACGGTCTACGGCCTGTCGATGTCGCAGTCGGGGAGCGGGCTCGGCGGCGCGGCCCTCGACGCGCTCAACATCCGCACGCCCTCCTACAACCTGATCGGCTCGTGCATCGAGACGCTGGTCAACAAGCTCGGCCGCAACCGCATCTGGGTCAAGTACCTCACCGACGGCGGCGACTTCAAGACGCGGTGGGCGTGCGCGCGCGCCGAGGATTACGTCGAGGGCCTGTTCTACGGGGCGAAGCTGGGCCGCGAGATCAAGCAATGCCTGCAGGACTTGCTGGTGTGGGGGACCACGCTCATCAAGGTCCACAACGGCGACAGCACCGACTCCAAGCGCATCTGCGCAGAGCGGGTCATCCCTGACGAGATCCTCGTCGACGATGAGGAGGCCATCAAGGGGAAGCCGCTGAACCTGTATCAGCGGACCTTCGTCCACCGGCAGCGGCTCTGCGAGACGTACCTCGAGCGCGGGGCCCCAGCCGACCAGGGCGCGCAACGCCGCGCCGAGATCGAGCGGGCCATCTGGCAGGCGCAGACGGCGTTCCCCGGCCTCGCCGGCAATGCTGCGATCAACAGCGGCGAGATGGTCCCGCTCGTCGAGGGCTGGCATATCGGGAAGGCGCGCCGGGGACACGTCGTTGGGATCGGAACGACCGCGCTGAATCCGTCGGAGCTGCAGGCCTGGGACAAGCCCGGGTTCCCGTTCGCGAAGGCCGTCTACAACAACCTCGGCTTCGGCTTCTGGGGGCAGGGCCTCGCGGAGATCCTCGCCCCCCATCAGAAGCGTATCAACAAGCTTTACGCCGACATCGAGGAGGCGCAGCGCCGCGTGGCAGTGCCTAGGGTCATCAACGACAAGACCAACGGTCTCACTGAGTCCATGTTCGCGAACCGCATCGGCGCGGTCCTGCAGAAGAATCCGAACTCGCCGAGTCCCGAATTCGTCACGCCGGTCGCGCTTCAGCCCGAGATGTACCAGGAGCGGGATCGCGAGATCCAGATGGGGCAGCGGCGCTCGGGCATCCCCGAGGACGACGCGGCCGGCGAGGTCTCCGACAAGGTCCGCTCCGGCGCCGCCGAGGAGGTCCGCAGCGACATCAAGAGCCAGCGCTTCGTGTGCACCGGACAGGCGCTGGAAGACCTGGGCGTCGACGTCGCTGACCTGATGATGGACCTCGCATGCGACATCAAGCCGCAGGTCAAGGTCAACGGGCGCGGCGAGCCGCTCCGGTGGGAGCACGTGAAGCTCGCGATCGACACCGCGAAGGTGCAGGCCTTCCCGATCTCGGCGTTCTCGACGGCGCCCGACGTGCGGCTGCGCCAGGCGGACCGGATGCTCGCCGCCGGGCAGCTCTCGCGCGAGGACTACCTGCGCGTCATCGACTACCCCGACGTCAAGGCCTTTACGGATCTGGAGACGGCCGCCGCCAACAACATCGAGCGGACCATCTCGGAAGTCCTGGAGGGCGAGGCCCCGTTCCGTGCCCCCGACGTCTACATGAACCTGCAGCTGGCCTTCGCGTCGGCCCACTCGCGGTTCGAGTTCGAGCGCAGCCTGGGCACGCCGGCCGAAGAT